TTGCGACTAATTGTGGATTGTTTTGATTCATAGCACTTTGGATACATTCATTAGTAACTCCATCATATCCATTCATTTCGCACCACTGTCTTAGTGTGCTAACTCCTCTTTCTCTAAGAGGTTGATTTTCTTTTTCTTCTGGTGCTGTGCCTTCTAATTCCATTACTCTAACTCCATAATTAATTCTTCTAATCTATTAAATCTATCATCTAACTTAGTTTCAATCTTTGCTTGACCAATTTTTAAATCAACAATACTATCTTCATTAACCTTTACCCTTTTAATCACCTTAGATTGCTCTTTTTCAACAGTTTCTATCTTAGTTTGAGTTGAACCCTGGGTAAATACAAAGGTGCCTATTATAGTGGCTCCTGTTAATATTGTTCCTAAAGATATTTTGTCAATCATTACATTTCTCCTTGTGGTGGTTCACCAAATCCAGAAGCATCCCTTAATCTCATTTTAGCATTCATAATTTCATCTGGGTCAGTTGATTGGTCTAAAGTTTGTTGGTCTTGTTGCATTGCCATCATTTGTTGTTGTTTAACAGCTAAAATCTCTTCAAGTATTTCTTTAGATATATCTTTCTGTGTCCATCTCCAGAATTGCTCTGGTGATAATAATCCCATTTGGAAGAAATCTAATGCCTGGTCAATTCTCGAAGCTCTTGATTCTGGCATAGATGAACCTGGTACATACTTAAAGTCCATATTTGGGTCTAAAAGATAAGGAGGTACTTGACTAAAATCAAACCCTGTTCCTGCCTCATTATACTTTCTGATAGTAATATTTTCTTCATAATTATTTCTAAGCATTTGTAAAGTCTTACGGTATATATCAATAACAGCATCTGAACCTACTTCTCTCTCTTTTACTCTTATAACTTGTTGAGAAGCTTCCTGTAATTGAGCAATAGCTCTTGAAGCTGTTACACCACTTGGGTTTCTACCTTGTGTTATATCGTGTATTCCAGATACTGTATCAGTCAT